GCAGTCTTGGCAGGCATCGAGATCAGGCGCTTGGACACGAGGCCACAGGTGGGACAGGGAATGACCTCGTCCCACTTGACCAGTGCGTCGAAGTCACCGTGCTCACTGCATCGAGCAGAGTAGAGGGGCATCAGACGCCTCCGATGACGTCAGACACAGCAGCCTCAGCCTCGGGAGGTGCGCCAAGCGGCGAGGCAGAAGCGCCTCCAGCAGGCTGCACCTCCTCTCCGAAGGAGGGAGGAAGGCCGTACAGGCGGATGATCTCGTCCTTGATCGCCTTGCCCGGCACACCGAGCTGCACGAGAGAAGGGATCAGGCCGACAAGCTGCTGCTTCTTGAGCAGGTCAGTCATTGGAGTGGAGCCGCCATCAGTCGCGTAGAACGTCCAGTTCGCGTCCAGCTTATCAGCTGTCACCACATCGGCGCCGTCGGGAGTGGAGATGATCATCTGCTCAGAGTCGTCGATGAGAGGAATGAGCATCCGCACATAGAGCAGGGCGGCCGATTCCAGCGTGCTGTCGCGGTCGCGGGCCATCTTGCCCAGCTCTGAGGCGGTGTACTGCATGAGGGCAGACACCTCAGTCGCTGTCGCCTTGGACGCCTCACCGCGTGTGAAGCCTGCCGTGAGGCTGCTCTTCTGGATGTCCTGCTCGATGTAGTTCAAGTAGACGGCGTGGTTGGAGCTGATGGGGACGACGGGGACGACGTCGATTAGACCAGACAAAGTATCAGAGTCGGTCGCCACCATTGCTCCATCCACGCCGGACGTGATCTTCGCCAGCGCCTCTTCATCGAAGGCGCCCTCCTTGTAGATGAACTGGCGACTGTCACGTCTGATCGCGTTGGCCCAGAACGTCCTGAGGATGTTCTTCTCGAACACCTGGTCGTAGATCCGGGACATAGCTGAATATCCCTCCATCGGCCTGTCAGGGCGACGAGAGAAGAAGAAAGGGACGATGTTGCTGAGGGGCCGACCGTCGAAGGTGGTCACGGGAATGGTGTCTTTGGACAGCAGTTCCGTGCCGTTCTTCCACTGCGAGGACCAGAAAAAGAGCTCACTGTTCTGGAAGTCGTACATCTCCACAATCTCAATGTAGAGGTACTCATTGGGGAGTTCAGGGCTGTCGCCGTACGACCGATAGGAGCGGTCAGTGTTGCGCTCGTAGTCGGTGAAGTAGTCCTTCTGACCTGTGCCCAGCCACTTCTTATTGCCGAACTTCTCGGTAGCCTCATCCACACTGATGTAGTAGACGTGGCCGATGAAGCGAGCGTCCTCAGCGGCGGCTGCGTCTCTGTCGAGGATCACCTGCCAGGGAGGGACAGCGCGCATGGCGACCTTCCCCGTCAGGATGTTGGACTCACGGGGCGCCAGCTTGAGGAAGGAGTGTGTGTAGATGAGTGCCATCCGAGCGGCGTTCTCCACCTGCTGGCGGCAGGTCGATAGCCAAGCGTTGGCCAACTCCTTGGTCACAGCAATGTTGCCACGGCCCGTGATGTCATCTCGAATCTCCACGCCGGGATACTTCGTAAAAAGTGAGCCCATCAGAGACTCGATGGCAGCGTAGGCGTCAGCCGTCTCCACTCTGATGGAGGACTCAGCGCCAGCCGAGTCAATGTCGTTGTAGAAACGCGTCATATACGAGTTCTTATACTTGCGCATCGACGGGCGCTGTGTGTCCCAGTAAGTTGTGTGCTGCTCGAGAGCAGCGCGAATGAATTGGATGCGATCCTTCTCTGATCTAGCCATGCTGACTCCTAAGTATTACGCTCTGGGACAATGTGTTCAGTACCTGCGCATTTCTTTTAGTGCGCCGCGTCCTCGTGCCTCACTCGCCTTGCGTGCAGTGATCCAAGCAGGTAGGAACGGCTTATCAGGCACTGACACCTTCTGCACACACTGAAGGGCGAGAGCGAGTGCGATCACCGTGTCGCCGTGGTGGATGCCGTTGCGTGGACAGAAGGGATTGCCTCGGTCGTCCACCTTGAAGGCCCTCAGCTCGCCCACTGTCCAGCTGTCCAGCACTGGGATGGCGACACGCGAGAGCGCATCCTTCAGTCCCTCCAGCATCTTGGGCTTGGTGGACGCATTGGTGGTCCAGTCGTCGCCGTCTGAGTCCTTCCACAGAGGGATGCTCATGTGCTTCAGCTCAGTGATGATGACGCCGCCCCAAGTGCCGTTGGATTCCACCAGCACCTTCGCGTCCTTCCACTTGCGTGAGGCGTCAGCGACGACCTGTGCCCAGTCTGTGGGAGTGTGACTGTTGGAGCGTCTCACCTCCACCACACTGCCACTCATGGCTGAGACGACGACCAGAGCGGAGTAGTCGCCTCCGACGCCAGCGCCAGTGTCCACTCCAATCGCATAGCGGTCGTTGTGATCCAGCTTGGAGATCTGACCGCCCTCTGTCTCCAGCTTCACGACCTGGATGTCCTTCAACATCTCAGCCGGGATCCACGCTCCGTCCGTCTGTGCGTAGGCGTCGTCCACTGAGAGTGGATACTCACGTCGGAACTTGGTCTCTCCCAACTTGCCCGCCATGCGGGCCATCCAGTACTGCTGGCCTGGCGTCATGTCTAGATCGGGATTGATCTCGAAGTCTTCAGGAGGCTCCTGCGTGTACTCCTCGTGCGACGTCCACGGGAAGAAGAGGAAGTCCCACTCCACCATCTCTGCCTCCCAGAGCTCAATCTCTCGGTGGAGCGGATCGCCCCAGTGGTTGGCAGTGGACTCAATGCAGAGCTGGCCGCCGTTCAGGGCTGCGATCGCTGTCGCCTTCAGCTCGTCAGCGTGCGGCGTGAACGCAAATTCTGAGATATGGAGTCCAGTGGCCGTGAAGGAGCGTAGGCCGCCCTTGCCCTCAGCGGAAGCCGCCATCAGTGTAGCACCTGTGTCCGCAAGCGTCATGGTGGTGGTGTTGTCCACACTGAGGGGACGCTGGAGCGCTCTAGGCAGTGACGTGTAGAAGCGTCGCTGGATGTCCAGGATGTGCTTCGCTGAGGCCAGCTTGTGTGACAGGGAGACGTAGGTCTGCGAGTCTGGTGCTGTGAACCACTTCCAGAAGAAGAATGCGGCCACAGCTGTAGTGCTGCCTATCTGTCGCGCCTTGAGGACCAGCGTGTCGTCCCCAGCGGCAAGAGACTCAATAATCTGGATCTGCTCTGACCGCAGCTTCAGCTTGACAGGTCTGCCCCGCTTGTCGACGATGGTGAGCCGTGAGCAGAAGAGGACAGGATCGCTGATGATGTCCTTGATGTTCATCGAGTGTGTGTCTCAGAGGGATCGCTGTTGCCACACTCAGCGTCTGAAGCGGCATCAGGACCGCTGCACATTTGCTGATGAGCGCACTTGCAGAAGAGAAGGATGATGATCACTAGCAAGGGATTGATGATGTCGTCTTTCATCAGCCCGCTCGCCTCAGCCACTCGCGCATCTCAGACACCTTCTCCAGCTTGGCCTGCTGGTTGCCCTCGTTCTTCTGGACGCTGATGATGCGGACCATCTCCATCAGGCCTGTCTTGCCCAAGAGTTTGGTCTCTCCGCACTCCTCCAGGTCCTGAATGCACATCTCTAGCAGATTCCAGCTGACTTCAGCGATGTCGCGGTCCTTGATCGCCTTGCGCACCTTCTTGAACTTCTTAAGATTTTCAGATGCGGTGGCCTCTTTGACGTCTTCATGTGCGTTTTCGCTCAAGCGAGTGCCTCTTCCTTAGGTATACCACGTGTTTGAAGATGTCTGCGTTGGCGCTCTTTCGCACCAGCGCTTATCTTCTCACGGTGCTCAGGAGAGAGTGTCCGCCCCTTCTGAGCAGCACTCATCTTCTTAAGTGTTTCATCAGAGTAAAGTCTTCCCTCTCTGCCCTTCCTTCCCTTCCTCAACGCACTCATTTTCGCACGTGTCTCATCAGAGTGCGTCTTGCCCTTCCGCGACGCGCTTAACTTCTCACGGTGCTCAGGAGAGAAAGACTTTACCTTCGCAGCAGCACTTAACTTCGCACGGTGCTCTTCAGAGAACGTCTTTCCCTTCTGCCATGCGCTCAACTTCGCAAGTGTATCAGCGTCAGGATGCGTCGCCTTGATAGACGTTCCGCCGATCGTCTTGTTGAAACCGTTTCGGTGGCTGTCCCATCGACTGATGAAGTCCACCTCGCATCTGTTGAGATCCTCTTCAGGACACAGCATCAGGACTGAATAGGTAAAACGATGAAGAGGGAAGCGCGCGTGGTGTGTCTTCCAGCGCCTCTCAATGCTCTTCGACTGCCCGATGTAGCAGAGGCCTGTGCTGATCTCAGTGATGCAGTAGATGCCGATGGTCACGCCACCTTCTCCAGCTCGTACACAATGAAGTTCAAACGCATGTTGGCCATCAGTACCTCCACTTCATGCATGTGATAGGCGGTGGTCCGAGGGCTGGGCTCGATGGATAGCACAATGGCAAGCCTTCCGCTTACCTCACTGCGTATCTTGACCAGGTCTCCGGCTTGGATGTTGTGCAGGTATTTGTCATTCATCATTCTCCCTCCCAGCATGTAGTCTCGCCGCGCCTGTAGTGGACGGTGCTTACAGTTCATTAGGCACCTTCGTGCAGCGAGAAACTACCGTCCACACCTGACTGTCGCCGATGAGGACTCTCACATCTCCTGTTGTGCGGACGTCAGTCACTAGGCCGATGTCAGCCACTTCTGTGTCAGCAAGTGCAAGATCGCTTGTGTAGGCGAAGCGGTAGCCATGTGCAGGCCTGCTCACATAGACGAGGTCGCCCGCCTGAACGCTACTTCTTTGACCTGTCCAGTCTAAGCTTTCACTCAAGTAGCAGCAACTTTACGCACCAGACGCCAGTGCTCTTTCGCAGCAGCACTCAACTTCGCACGCGTCTCATCAGAGCAATTACGATGAGCAGCACTCATATTTGCACGGTGCTCAAGAGAGAAAGACTTTACTTTCGCAGAA